TTTCCTTCGATTCGCCGGCGAGGAAATTCCTTAGTGTGAGGAGTGGTATAGGCGACTAATAGCCACGGCTGTTAGGGCGTGAGTGAGGAAGTGACCGACTGACCCACGTATGGCTATAGGTCTATGAATGAAAGGAGGGCCTGATGGTCGAGCGGCTGGACGTCGAATATGTCGGACAGTACAAAAGCTCTGCTCGAGCAAAGCAGGTCCTTAGGCGCGGTGAAGCTTATGTCGACTCTCCTATGGTGGATTGGTCATTGTATGGTGAGTGGTCAAAGTTTTACCACTTGGACCCGGAAAAGGACAACAAAAGTGTCTGGGACCCAAGATGGTTGGTTCGAGGACTTGCCAGATTTGGCAGTACCGTTCCAATCTCCCTCGCAAGCAAGTTCGAACGGCAATCATCATCTACCGACGAACAACACTCAGGCCTCAAGGGGCCACAGGGAACCAAGTCCAAGAGTACCCGCACACAGGGACATGGACTACCAGCCGATACAACCAAGGGTGGAGCCATCGGCCATCAATCCAGGCACGGATCCAATGGATCTCCAGTTGCTTGGACTTTCGATAGTGCAGGGAGAATGCATCTCTCCATACTCGGAGATCTCCGTAATCGCGGTCGTAGAGGCCCTGGGTTCGACGCCGTGGTATATGAACAAGCAAAGAATGCAACGTTCAGTGCTGCAGGTGGTGGATCCAGAAGGTATGCACCTAAGGATGAGTCTGAAGTGGTGGAGTATGTGCTTCACATGGACAAGTCTGCTGGGGCTCCTTTCTTTCGGAGCGTGGGCGATAGTGTTGAACAAGCACTCGAGTTTGCGCGACGCGTCCGATGCGGCATTCGGGCTTTCGATCCTTATGTCGCTTATCGCAGAGTTCAGCATAGTGACTCTGGTCCAAAAGGTCGGCTCGTATGGGGCAGTCCGCTGGCTACGACAATACTATCTTCTACGTTTGCGAAGGCAGCGTATGAAGGAGCAAAGCAGCGGCAAGTCTTCGCTTATGGCTACCGAAAAGGAGAAGTGGGTGCTATCCTCACGGAATTCTCCTCGAGGTTCAAAAGAGTCTACTGCGTAGATTTCTCTGGTTTCGACTCGTCTATACCAGCGAGCGTACTCGGAGATGCCTTTGAGGTGTTGAAGTCATATCTTCATCTCAACCCGGAAGAAAAGGATCTGTATTACCGACTGACCAACGATTTCATTCACTCACGTTTGATCCTTCCAGATGGCAGCATGTACCAGAAGCATAGAGGTATTCCTTCTGGATCTCCATTCACATCGCTGATCGGTAGTATCAGTAACCTTATCGTCCTCAATTATATGTGGATAAAGGTTACCGGAGTTGCCTTGACCAAAGATAGGGTAATGGTTCTTGGCGACGATTCCGTCGTGGGTACGAACGCAAACCCGAGTTTGAGAGAGCTAGCTGATGCCGCTAGTGATTTGGGAATGCAAGTAGATCTCGAGGACAGCAAAATAGCCACTGGCTCCGAGAGAGTGATTTTCCTAGGTCATGAGTGGGCGAACGGAAGGCCCCACAGGCCAGTCAGAGATGTGGTAATTCGTGCGGTTTTTGAGGAGAAGCATCACGAACAAAATCCACTAGTAACGATACTCAGACTATATGGTTACACTAGTGACTGTGTGGAAGCTTATCGATTGGTGATGAGCATTATCTGGGATAAACATGTGTCACTTGATGCGTGCATCGTTAGACTGGCAAGTGAAGCTAAGCAATCGCCAACAAGCCTTTCGAGGGCTGGTCCAGGTCGCCTAAGGTACTTGGCTTCTGTGGAACCTGAACTCATGCTGGATGTACCCTTCTCAAATGGG